CGCTTCTGGCGGTGTAGCACTCGCCGGCATCGATTAGCTCCTGCCCGTATCCCGGTCGCCCCACAAAGGCTGACAGGAACTCCTGCGAGGGTTGCAGCCGCAGCTCCTCAAGGTCGCCCGGAGTAAACGGCACCACCTCGAGCGTCATCCCTGCGTCTCCATCTCCGGGTAGAGCGCCACCACGTCATCGGCAGCGGCTGGTCGGCCACCACCCAAATGCGCCCGTCCGTCTCGTAGCCGCCGGGAAAGGCGAACACATCCGTGTCGCCCGTCAGCAGCGGCGGCACCTCGTTCATAAAGTCGTTCAGCGTCCGGTACTGGATGAGGTCGAGGTTCGTCGGCCCCGGTCCCACCTTGCCGCCAAGGCTAGAATACAGCCGCAGCCCGCACTTGTGGATGCGCTTGACCTTGGACTGCGCCGTCCCGAGCGCCGCCCCGGCCTCAATGCGCTGCGTTGCTAGCGTCGAGGTGTAGGGATAGCCAACCGTCGCGCGCGACACCGGGAACGGCATCGTCACCGCGCCGTCCGTTACCACGAGGTCCGTGACCTCCTGCCCGTCCGCAAGCGCAGAGACCGTCTCGCCCTCGAGGTGCCACAACCCGCGCAGCGTCGTCGCCGTCAGCCGCCACTGGTCGAACGGGACGTCATCATCCGGGAACGCCGCGACGATGGTCACCAGCGCCGACTCCTGATCGATAACGCTCGTGATCTCCGCGCGCGCCGAGCGCCAGAGCTCGTTCGTCTCGTCGTAGTACCGATACACAATCTCGCGCCCGACATCGCCGGCCAAGAACACCGGGTCATTGATGCTGATGAGATCGCCATTCTCGGCGGTGATGAAGTCGTCAGCCTCGCTCGCAATCTCGAGGCTCGACGTCACCGTGGCCGGCACATTCGTAGACCCTGCGGTTTGGTATCCATCCCCGAGAAACAGATCCGCAGGCACCGCCGCATTGAACTCAAGCGAAGCATCAAGGTACCCGGCTCCTTGGATGTCCTCGCCTTCCTCTAGCGACTGGCCGATGTATTCAATGAACCGCTGCGTCCGGTTCACATCGTCCTCGGTCGTCAACTGGTCGGACCCCTCGGTCAGCAGGTTGCCACCGGCCTCGAGCGCGAGCTCGTACGGAAAGTCGCCTTCGATGGTCCGCGAGACCACCAGCCACACATCGTCCAAGTCGCCATTCGGGCTCGGGATGATTTGCACCGCCTCGACCTTCGCGTCCCGGCCTGCGATGGGATGCTGGTGCCAGCCGTAGATGTTCTGCTCGCGGTCGTAGGTTAGGCCGATGAGCCGCCCGTCCCCGAGCACGCACCAAATGATGTCGTCCGGTTCCTTCTGGTACTCAAGGTCCACGATGCCAGACTTGGTGATCTCGGGGTAGAGGACGTTCATGTCCCGAGGCACCCACGCATCGACCTGCAGGTCGAACCGCAGTTCCATGATGCGCCGGCCACCCACGCGAGCGAAGATGACTGCGTCCTCAACGAGCGCGGGCTCAAGCTCCATCGACCCTTCCGCAGACTGCAGGTCGAACTTCACATTCTCCGGGCCTAGCGGCGCGGTCGTGACGTTCTCGCGCACGGCAATCTCGGCGCCCGCCGTGCCGACGATGAGCGCATTGCCCGGGCGCAGCCAGCGCACCTTGTCCACATTGCCGACCGCGAGCGTCAGGTTCAGCGCGTTGTCGGCCAGGATCTCGCCCATGGTATCGACCGCATGGGACGTGTAGTCGCCGGCCACCGAGGCATAGATGTTCTGCCCGCCGCCCCACCACAGCCGATCGCGCCAGAAGGCCGTCTTGTACGGGTACGATCCGCCCATGCCAAGCCCCCACGCGCCCACTCGATACGAGCAGGAGGTCGTCGAGAGCAGCTCCGTCGGCGCAACGCCCGGGCCGACTACATCGGCACTCACCTGCGTCGTGCTCGTCACCGCCGTGATCTTGAGGATGACGTAGCCCGGATGCAGGAACTTCCACAGCACGCCCGTGTTGCCGTCGTAATCCTGCCCCTCCTCGTGGATGGGCCGGATCGCGCCGGTCGTGGCGCTGTTCATCGCCTCGTAGAACTTGCCCGAGGACTTGCGGATGTTGCCCGCCGTGATGGCCTTGGCGGGCTCCCATTGGGTCGTGGTGATGTTCACCGGCTGCAGCCGCAGCAGCATCCCGACCGAGTTGTTGTCGAAGATGGCGACGCCCGAATCGACCACCACATTGCCGGTCGTGGCCGAGAGCGTGAAGCTGACCTTGACGTCAGGCTCGCGCTGGAACGGGCCATCGGTCGGCGCATAGTCCGCGAATGCCCAGTTGGTGTTCCCGCTGCGCGTCAGCGTCCGCGGGGCATAACCCTCGCAGCCGATATACAGCACGTCGCCGGACTGCGAGATGGACAGCGCCGAGGTGCGCTCGGCGGTGAACAGGTCCTCCTCGGCATACGGGCTCGCGACCGTGTAGACCCGCGCCACATCGCCACCGCCGTTGTAGGCCGCATAGCCGGTCGTGTCGATGACGCCGCCGTCGATGTCGTAGAGCTCAAAGGTCTTCGCCGCCGCATTGACATTCGTCACCTTCACGTATCGGCCATTGACCTGCGTCATGCCGTTCACCAGCGAGACATACATCCAATCGCCGTTCGACGGATCTGCGCCGACATAGGTCAGCACGCCAGGGCTTGCCTGCGTGATGCCCGAGATGTCCAAGGGGTCTTCAAGCACTACGCCGCGGTCGGTGTAGAACCGGCAGTAGTAGTCGCCGAACTCAATTATGTACGCCTGGTCAAAGGCGAACTCGAACCGCTGCAGCCACACCCGCTTCTCCGGGTACCGCGCCTGCAGAACGTACTTCGTCCCCGGACACCGCTTCGCCGGACCCTGCGCGGTCGGGATGAACCGCCGCATCCGGTAGGTCGAGGAGGCGTACTTGTCGAAGTCGGTCCGGCCGCTCATCAGCGACCCGACCTCGCCCCCGTTGAAGTTGACGATGGCTGGATTGACGCTCGGCATCAGAGCCTCACGGACAGCCAAGTCGTGTCGGCGATGCTCTCCGGCGGGTTCTCGATAGCATTGGCGCGCACGGCCTCGGTCAGGCACAGTCGGTAGTCGCGCAGCGCCGCGTTCTTCTTGGCGTCCGACGGCGTCAGGGCCTCGGCAACGTTGTACGACAGCAGGGCCGCAAACGCCTCATCGAACGCCACGTCGAACTTGGTCGGGTCAGTCACCCGCGCAAGGTAACGCAGGTTCATCTGGCCAGACGTGTTGGTCAGGATCTTGCCGGCCTCGAGCTGGTACTCTTGCCCGCCGCTGCCGATCAGGTCGGACAGGTCCGGCGCCGGGAAGTATCTGCCCACCTGCAGGATACGCAGGCAGTCGGTCGGCAGCGTGTACTGGTACGAGTAGCCGAAGGTCGGTGTCGCGACGTCAGCCGCGAGGTTCGCCCGCTTCACGCAGAAGCGCCAGTTGTAGGTCCGCTGCAGCTTGTCGCGCAGCATCCCGTAGACCGCGTTCAGCTCGCGCGCCGGCTTGGTGTTCTCGGTCAGCGAAGTGATTCGCAGGTCACCAATCTTGGTGAGCGCGAGGTTCGCGATTGCGACGTCACTAGTAGCCACGGGCGCCTCCCGCGGCTATCAGGCCGGCGGCCAATTGTCCTGAGTGATCGCTTCCTTGAGCGTGTCCAGCGCGAGCAGCACCTCAAGCTTGCTCATGCCGATGAGGTCCACTCGCACCTCGACATCAAGGCCGGTGGTGGAGGCGCTCTCGGTCACCTTGCTGACGCCCTGATTGCCGCGGTCGATTCCGTAGAAACGGTCAGGCATGTTCTTCTCCCAAAAGGAGGGGCGAGCCGGTCACCCGGCCCGCCCCGGTTGGTCACGCGGTGTAGCGCGTGATCAGCTTGACGACGCCCGTGGCATCAGCCGCGCCCGTGAGGGTCATGGTGATGTCGTAGAACACCGACGGGTCGCTGGTCAGGCCGAGCGCCTGCCAGAGCTCCTGGCCCGAGTTGGCGATGGTGAACACCGCCGACTCGTGCAGGACGTCCGTGCCGTTCAGCGCGCCCGCGTTGAGGACCAGAGCCGACGCGAAGAAGTCGGCATCCACCACCGCGCCGCCGTCTTTGGCGGTGCGGTAGATGCCGATGTCGGCGGCGGTCGTGGTGCCGATGTCCGGCGCGTAGATACGCAGGTCGGAGACCAGCGCGTTCGACGGCACCCGGGACATGCGGTAGGTCGAGCCGACCGAGTCGGCGTTGGTGACGGAGACCGTCGCCACGCTGACGCGCTCGAACCCGGCATCCACGCGGGGGTTGTTGAGGACGACCGGAACGGAGTCAGCGTTCGTGATCAGGCTGGACTTGCGAGCTTCGACTGCCATGGTTGCTTACTCCTTACTCGGCGCAGAGGATGTCGACGACCTTCTTCTCCTCGGTGCGGGTGGCACCGAAGGTCCCCATCAGATAGATCTGGAAGGGGTGCGAGGACAGGTCGCGACGCTGGGTCACGTTCGACGTGATGTCGTTCCACATGCCGAGGTGGACACCCGACGGCACCCACACCGGACAGCGGCGGAAGCCGCCCGAAGTCGGCAGGCGCTCGATGTGGATGAAGTTGATGCCGAGGAAGCGGGTCACCTTGCCGTCCTGCAGCACCGGAGCCCCGGTGTTGAAGTCGGAGTTGGTCACCTGCAGCTGCCCGAGCAGGTCGTCGTGCTGCTCCGCCGAGATGGCGCAGTAGACCGCCTCCGCGTCGAGATCGACCTCGTTCTCCATCAGGATGCGGCGCGCCTCGCGCAGCTTGTCCACGGTGAGACCCACGTTGCCCGCCGCGGAGTAGTTGACCGCGACGCGCTGGTTGGTGGTGTCGAAGCTCGTGGTCGTGCCGCCCGCCTCGCCGGTCTTGTTGTCGCCGTAGAGACCCGCGAGGATGACGTCATCCATGGCGCGACCCATCGCGTACAGGCCGTTCTGGCTGTAGGCGGACTGCGGATCGGCGAGGAGACGCAGCTTGTCGAAGTTGTCGATCATGTCGGCCCAGTCGTAGTCCTCGGGGAACACCCAACGACGGTTGTTGGGGGTGTTGACCGGGACGATCGGCTGGTAGCGGGTCGAGACAGCGCGGGCGCTGGTGGCGCCGTACTGCGTCACGACCTCCGACTGCTTGCCCTTGTAGGAGCCGGTCTGGACGGCGCCGCGGAGCTTGGAACCCTTCTGCTGCAGCAGCAGGCTGATGTTGGTGCCGTACTGGACGGCATAACTGGATGCGATGTTGTCGGACACGGTAGCTCTCCGAAATCAAGTGAATGATGTTCTCGGATGGCTTGTCCGGGGACCGGGGCCGAACCTTGCCTGATTCGCTCAGGCCATGCGACCGTCTTTCCGGTCGTCAGCGGGGTCTTGCGACTTGCCCGACCTCCAAGAAAAAGCCGGGAGGAAACCCTCCCGGCAAACGACATGAAGGCTCTCGCGCCGGATACTACCCACAGTCCCTGGCGCTTGCAACTACCCTGCGGAGATCTCCGGGTTGGCGAGCTTCGTCAGATGCAGCATCTCCTCGATCGCGCTCTGCCGCACACGCTCATCCGGGTTCAGGTATCGCGCCATGAACTCCTTGTCGGCGAACAGCGCCGCCTGCTTGCTCTTGGCCTGCGCCGGGGTCAGCACGCCGCCGGCAGGGGCGTTGCTGCCAACGAACTCGGCCTCGCCGAACTTGGCGCCGATGGCATGGAACAGCTTCATGATCTTGGCGGTGCCGATTGATCGCTCGAGGGCATCAAAGGTCGCCTCATCGAACCCGGCCTCCTTGCCGAACTTCAGTACCGCCCGCTTGGCGAGCTCCTCGTTCTGCGCCGCAGCCGCGCCCCACTCGCCCTTGAGCGCCGCGTACTCGGTCTCAGATTGCTTGACGAACGCCTCCTCCGCCGCCTCCGCGCGCGAGGCAGATGCTTTGTTCCACCAGTCCGCGAGACCCTTGGCCTGCTTGGTGGTCAGCCCGAGCTGGTGCAGCACCGGAGCCGCGGCCTGCGCGAACGAGCCGTCATCGCCCTGCGGCACCGGCAGCTCGTACTTGTCCGGGGTCTCCGGGCGGCCGAGCCGGCTGTAGAGCGCGTTCCATCCATCCGCATCATCGTCGGACTTGGGGGCGAGGATGGTGCGACCGGCCTTGTCGGCGCCGAACACCTTCTCGAGGTTCTGGTAGGACAGGAGCGCGTCAGCCGGCCCCTTCCACCCCTTCGCCTTCACCAGCTCGCCGAGCTGGCCGCTGATGGCGGGGTCGAGACCTTCCGGCGCGTACCATGCGGGAGCCGCTGCCGGGGCAGTCGGGTTGCCTGCGGATGCAGACCCTTGATCGTCACTCATCACGGAAATCCTCTTGCAGATTGGTCAAGGTTCGTTCGTCCAGGTGCAGCGCCTCGACAATCATCTGCACCGTCTCCTGCCGGCCAACCATGCGACCGACTTGGAACATGTCCGCCTGCGACCCGGGCGATGCCGGCGGCTTCCCGAGCCGCGCAAACCGCTTCAGGTGCGCCATCACGATCCGCCCGTCCTCGGACAGGTCATTGGTCCCCGGGGCGATGAACAACCGCTTGTAGGCGCGGGTGCGGAACACCACCTGCCGAATGCGGGCGAACATCGCCAACCGGCTCATCGCATTAACCCTTGGAGCTCAGCGAACCGGGCGGCGTCCCGCTCGCAGGCGGCAAGGTGGTCGGCAAGAGCTGCTCCAACCTCTCCCGCGTCTTGGGGCTCTCCGGCGGGATCATCAAGCGCTGGGGCATTGGGGCAGGCGCTGGGCAGGCCGGAGGCGGCGAGGGCGTCGCGCAGCCGGCGAGCAAGGTCGCGCCCGCGGCGATCGGCAGCATCCAGTCTTTCAGACAACCCACGCTCAACCTCCTGATGCCGAGCGTATTCACGCGCCAGAGCCTCTCTCGCAGCCTCTGCGGCCTTTGCACGCTCTAGGTGCCACTCTGCCCTGACCGTCGCCTCTGCCGCCCTGTAGCCGCCCTGATAGGCCGTCCGATACCCGAGCCACCCGAGACCGGCCAGCGCGAGCGCGAGGCCGATCCCGAGGTAGACCCGAGTCACGCCTGCGGCTCGCCCTTGCGCTTCGACAGCACCGACCAGACCGCCGCAGCGATGGTCGCCGCAGCACCGGCCACAGCCGCCACCGTCTCGGCATCGGCCAGACCCTTGCCGACCAGATACCCACCCACCGCCGCCACAAGGGCGCGGACAATTCCACCGATCTGCTCTCCGCTCATGTCACTCTCCTCACGCTTCGTTGATGTTCGTCGGCGCACCGTTCGACGCCAGAAGGGGCAGCGCCCCAACACCGTCAACCGGCCACGGATAGCGGTATTCAAGCACACGCGCAGGGTCGAACGGCGCAATCGTCACCGCATTCGCCTGATTGCCGCCGAGAATCATCAGCCGCCCGCGCTCATCGCGCCCGACCACGAACCCGACATGCCCGCCGCCATCGCGCCGCAGCACCGCCACCGCGCCAAGCATGGGGCCGTCGCACGGCGATCCCCAGTCTAGCCATGCCCGCGCGCGGTACCAACCCTTGA